ATCTTCGGCACCGAGGACTTCGTACCTCGCAAGGGCGTTATGACACGCTACGCCAAGAAGATGGTACGTCCTGATATGTACGGACTCGTTGTCTGCCGTGGCCTCATCGCCGACGAGTAGTAACACCCCGGTTTTGGCCCTAGGCTAAACCAAGCCCTCGCTTCTCACGAAGCGGGGGCTTTTCTATTTATATAAAACTATTTATAGATAGGTTGGAGGACTCCTTGGCATATCCTAATTTGAATCCTATAAGCACAACAAGTGCAGTTATCCTCACCGCGACAGGATCGACAGCGACTAGTGGCGACGGAGCGGGCAATGTGGTCTTGTACCCATTGGGTATTTACACAGACACAACAAGTCAACTATATGACGCAAACTTTATTTCAGGTGCTGCAGATCAAGTCTCTTATGTTTATAAGAAGCTTGGTGGCGATATTCTAGATCTAGAAATTACACCCGGTAATGTATACGCTGCTTATGAAGAAGCGGTTCTAGAATACTCATACATTATGAACCTACATCAGGCCAAGAACACGCTTGGTAACTTCCTAGGCAAGGCAACTGGCACCTTCGACCACGACGGACAGCTAAAGGGCGAACTTTCAGGAACAAATGTAAACCTTCGTTTCCCAAGATTCGAGTTTGGTTATGCAAAGAAGGTTGCTCTCGGTATCGCTAACGAGTCTGGCATTGCAGGCGGCGACCTACCGCATTACTCTGCAAGCTTCCAGCTTAAGAGTGATCTGCAAGACTACGACCTTCAGCAGGTCATCATCGACAATGCTTCAAACAACAACGAGCCAGCAACAGGCGGCCCAGTCCCTTACGCTGGTATCATTGGCACTGGCTCAGGCGAGACCAATAGAAGAATTACAATTCGTAGAGTGTTCTACAAGACCCCACAGGCTATGTGGCGCTTCTATGGCTACTACGGTGGCCTAAACGTCGTCGGCAACCTAGGCGGCTATGGACAGTTCGCAGACGACACTACGTTTGAAGTTATTCCGGCTTGGCAGAACAAGCTGCAGGCAATGGCTTATGAAGATCACTTGTATACTAGGCTTTCGCATTACTCATACGAGATCTTCAACAACAAGCTTCGACTCTTCCCAATGCCTTCTACAGAGCTTACCCAGCATATGTGGTTTGAGTTTACAGTAGATGGCGTAAGCAATCCTTGGGACGAGCAAAATGGCGTCGACAATGGCGAGACAGGAATCAACAATATCAATACCTTGCCATTCGACAACCTTCCATTCGAGAGTATTAACGCTATCGGTAAGCAGTGGATCCGCCGTTATGCTTTGGCTCTAGTCAAGGAGACTCTAGGTCAGGTGCGATCAAAGTTCGCATCAGTACCAATCCCCGGTGACAATGTAACCCTCAATGGCTCAGCACTTATCTCTGAAGCTCGTGAAGAGCAGAAGACACTTAAGGAAGAGTTGGTAGGAATCATTGATACCTTGACATACGAGAAGCTAGCAGAGCAGGATGCAACGCTCCTAGAGAGTGTCAAGAAGATTCAGCAAGAGATCCCACTTTTGATTTACCAAGGATAGGAGTAATAGATGAGCAGCAATAAATGGTCACAACCAGAAGCACCTCCTCCACCGCTCTTCCTTGGAAAGAAAGAGAAAGATCTTGTAAAGCAAGTCAACGATGAGTTGATCGAAAGAGTCATTGGGCAACAGGTTGCCTATTACCCAATCGACCTCGAAACAACACAGTATCATCCAATCTATGGCGAAGCTATTGTCAAGAATTACCTTCCCCCCGTGCGTGTATACGCTATGGTTGAATGGAATCAGTACCAGACCAAGTTCACTACTGGCATCGGTTTGGACATTCAGGAAGAGATTACAGTACACTTCCACAGAAGAAGACTTGAAGAAGATCAAGACCTTTATGTAAGAGTAGGGGACTTTGTTAAGTACGGTGACGACTTCTATGAAATCGTAAGTACCTCCGAGCCTCGTCAGATGTTCGGACAGGTAGAAAACCCAGTAGAGATTAGCGCTAAATGCTTCAAGGCAAGACAGGGGATTTTTGATGGGACGTGATTATAAATACACAGGCATTGAAGGTGCCAATGACATTGTGCAAGAGATTCTTTTGACTCCATCTACCTTGGAGACAATTGATACAGCTATGTTTACACACCTAGACGACCATTTTGCTCTTAGCACAAAGACAAATAAGGGCTTTAAAAAGACCCCTCTACTCTGGCTATCAGCCGAGCGCGCTCATCAGGTCAAGAACAATCCAGAGATTCGTGACGACGCCTCTGACCTCATTTACCCTTTGATGACCCTATCAAGAACAGGCGTAGAGAAGGATCCAAATTTCAAGGGTGCATTTCAGGCCCACTTCTTTGATGGCCCCGGCCAAGTACCTAATGACCCAAGAAGAGTAAACGTACCAATCGCCAGAAGAGTACTGCAGGGCAAGACCTCAGATTTTGCTAATGCAACTGCAAGAAGAAAGTTCGGCCCCGGAAGAACCATCGGCTCTGGCGATCCCAACAGAAAGAGAAAGAATAAGAAGGTTGTATACCAAACAGTGTATGCTCCACTTCCAACCTATATCAAGGTAAACTACAACCTTAAGATCGTTACAGACCACTTGCAGCAAATGAATCATTTGACAACTCCTTTCTTGACAAGAACAGGACAAATCAATACATTCTTTATTGAAGCTGAAGGGCACAGATATGAAGTATTCATTGAAGGCAACTTCGGAACAGATAATAACTTCAACAATCTAGGAGAAGAGCTTAGAACTTTCTCAACAGACATCAATTTTAGGGTGCTAGGTTATCTTATGGGAGATGGGCCAAATGACGAAAGGCCAAAGTTCTCAGTAGTTGAAAACTATGTAGAAGTGAAGATGCCCAGAGAAACAGTAATTACTGGTGACATCAACGAGCTAACCAGAAAATCATTTTATCGCGAGTAGTCTTTTGACTACTGAAATAACTATTTATTTTGAATGTTACTAATAGGAGTATTCCACTATGGCTGACGAAAGAAAGTTTCGCTTTGTGTCCCCCGGCATTTTCGTATCCGAAATCGACCGATCACAAGTTCCTGCTCTACCTGATCTAGTAGGCCCTGTAATTGTAGGTCGCTCAACCCGAGGACCAGCTTTTACCCCAACAAGAGTTACCTCATTCTCCGAGTTTACAAGCATCTTCGGCGCTCCAGTCGCAGGTGGACAGCAGCCCGGTGATGTATGGCGCGAGGGCGCACAGAACGCTGCCCTATACGGCACATACGCTGCACAGGCCCACCTTCAGGCCGGCTCAACTCCTCTAACCTTCGTTAGAGTTGTTGGCGCAGAGAACCAGAGCGCAGTAGCCGATACTTTCGGTCAGGCTGGCTTTGACGTTCCTACTAATGCTACCAACGATGACGCAGAAGAGACAGCCGGCGCATTCGGCCTCTTCCTAATGCGTTCCGGCTCTGCGGGTACAGAGGGCACAGGCTCACTCGCAGCTGTTATCTACGCTTCAGGCGCTGCAGTTTACCCATCCGGTACACTACACTCTAACCCAAGCGCAACCGGCGCTGGTATGAATACTCTCTTCATCCTCGGCACAAGCCCAGAGGTTACCCTTGAGATTTCAAACTCTTCAGGCGCAGAACAGTACAAGGTATCACTTGACGAAAGTTCACCTAACTACATTCGTCAGGTCCTTAACACTAACCCACAGCTTATGACCTACCGTCGTAAGGGCACTTCAGTCGAGAGCGGAAACTCCGACAAGCAGTACTGGCTTGGTGAGACCTTCGAGCGCAGCATCAAGGAAGACATCATCAGTGGTTACGGCGGACAGTATGTCGCAGCTGTTGTACCTCTAAACAAGGCTGGCACCGCTGGTCTAGCCGAAAGAACAGAGGGCTACAGAGAGTCACAGACTCCTTGGTTCATCTCACAGGACCTCAGCAGCAACACTGGCTCATTCAGCCCAGCTGACCGTTCAAGAGCAGTTCCACTATTCAAGTTTGTCTCCATCGACGGACAGGGCGAAGCTACTAGCAAGGGCGTTAAGGTCTCTATCGCTAACGTTCGTTACTCCGCGAATGACAACATTGACTTCGGAACATTCGATGTTCTTATCCGTGACGCTAACGATAGCGACACTCGTCCAGTTGTTCTAGAACAGTTCAGCGGCGTTAACCTCAACCCTAACTCCGCAGATTACATTGTTGCTAGAATCGGCGACAGCTACCGTCAGTTTGACGAGACCAACCGTGTTCTCCGTGAATACGGCGACTTCCCTAACCGCTCACAGCTCGTTCGCGTTGTTGTAAGCTCCGAGGTAGAGGCCGGTGATACACCTTCACTCGTACCATTCGGCTACTACGGCGTACCACGATTTGCTGACAAGGCTGTTCAGACTGATGACACTGTAGCCCCTACTGACGCATTCATCAACAAGGGCGGATACCAAGTCGGTGTCGGAGCTTCTAACTACCTCCTATCCTCATCAAACCAGTTTGATACCCTAGTAACATTCCCAGACATTCCTTCCCGCGTAACTGCTTCCGATGTCTCCGCAGCTAGAACCGACTTCTTCGGTGTTAGCACTGTCAAGGCAGAGGGCTCACTCACTGCGAACAGAGGATACGTTGATTACACCCGCTTTATGGGATCAAACGCAATCAGCGCTGCTAGCTGGGACGACAGCTTCGGCCTAACCGCCCTAGCTGACGGCCTACAGTTCCAAGGCGCATTCACTCTAGATGACGTTCAGGTTGTAACTGGTTCACAGTACTCATTCGCGAACTCACCTAGAAGAAACATTATCCGTGCAGTCTTCGCTTCTGGCTCCCGTGCAGCTGGCACCTCCTTCACAGCAACTGATGACGGCTCTGGTCTACCAACTGGCATTAGCTACAAGAACATTCTTGACGCTGGCTTCAACAAGTTCACCGCTCCAATGTTCGGTGGCTTCGACGGCCTAGACATCCTAGAGCGTGAGCCGCTTCGTAACAAGCTAATGGACGGCCAGACTGACGTAACCCTAGAGCGTAACTACGTATTTAACTCATACAGAACCGCTCTCGACATTCTAGCTGACACAGAGCAATTCGAGTACAACCTCCTCAGCGTCCCCGGCGTCTGGTACACTGGCATTACTGACCGTGTTCTAGAAGTCTGTGAAGCTCGCGGCGATGCTCTCGGCATCATCGATCTTGAGGGTGGCTACACTCCAGCCCACGAAGAGTACCAAGCAACCAAGGTTGGCCGCAAGGGCGACGTTCAGGCTGTACTCGACGGCATTGACGCTAGAAACTTGAATAACTCCTACGGTGCAGCTTACTACCCTTGGGTTATGATTCAGGATACCGTTAACGGTGTACCTGTTCGCGTACCTCCAAGTGTTCCTGCTGTTGGCGTTCTCGCTAACACAGAGAGAGTAGCAGATGTCTGGTTCGCACCAGCCGGCTTCAATCGCGGCGGCCTATCAACAGGCGCTGGCGGCGTTCCAGTAACTGCAGTTGACGAAGTTCTAAATGCTTCTGATCGCGACCTACTCTACAGCCGTAATGTTAACCCAATCGCTCGCTTCCCTGCAGAGGGAATCGTAGTCTTCGGACAGAAGACACTACAGGCAACACCATCTGCTCTAGACCGCATCAATGTCCGTCGCCTCCTCGTCTTCTTGAAGAAGGGCATCTCCCAGATTGCCTCTACTACACTCTTCGAGCAGAACGTTCCAGCTACTTGGAATCGCTTCAAGGGTTCCGCAGACGCATTCTTGGCAGACGTTAAGATTCGCTTCGGCCTAGAAGAGTACCGCGTTATCCTTGACGAGACTACTACTACAGCTGATCTCGTTGACCGCAACATCCTATACGCGAAGGTCTTTGTCAAGCCAACTCGCTCCATCGAGTTCATTGCGCTCGACTTCGTAATTACACGTTCCGGCGCATCATTTGACGATTGATACTAATTATAAGAGAATAAGGAGTTTTACAAATGGCATTCAGTGATCCACAAAATTTCTGGACCGCACCAGCAAAGACCGATCCTAAGCGTAACTTCCGCTTCCGAATCACTCTCTTCGGAGAGCAGATTTGGTGGGCGAAGGACGTAGATCAGCCACAGGCCACAATGAGCAAGGCATCACACGACTTTATGATGCACAAGTTCCACTGGCCATCAAAGCTTACTTGGAACGAAGTTGCTATGACTCTTGTTGATCCAGTAACCCCCGGTACACTAGACCAGCTTCTACTAACTCTACAGAACACCGGCTACGTTATCCCAGCTAACCCTAATGATG